ATGAGCTTTGACCTTCATCTTGTGCCGCGGCTGGTAAGTATGAACTTGGAATACGTAAACCTCTTACTAGTTTGTTTGTAAAGTATTTTAAGTCATCAATCTCACCTAAGTTAGTACCACCAGGTAGTGTTTCAACTTTAGATCCACGTCCTTCTGCTGTTTGTGGAAAGAAATAATCTTCGTTAGTTGATAATGGATTGTAAGCACTATCAATAACACTTGTGCCACCGCCTGTTTTACTTGGAATACGTCTTTGATGTATTTCTGTTTTTACTCGCTCAACAAATTGCATAGCTAAATGACTTGGCATGTTACCAACGTCAACATAAAATACTCTACGCTCTGGAGCTCTTTGTGTTCTGTAAATAATAATAGCATCTTCAAGTAATTCTTTTTGTTTGTATACTTTAAATATACCTTCTAATAATGAATTACCAAAAGGTGCATTGTTGTCTAAACCTTCGCTTAGACTCATATGTACCATATGCTTTGCATCAATAGCATGTTCTTTAGTTTTATCGTGACCAAAGCGTCCTGCACTTGACCCAGATGTTTGTGTATTTCCAACCATACCACGAACACCGCCAGTTAAGTATCCATCGCCACCGCCTGTTACGTTACCGTTTGTAGTATAAGGAGTAGTTGCTACATTGTCTACAAAATTTAAATTAATATCTTTGACAATATATTGCTCAGGCTTTTTACCTTCAGATTCATTAACAATAATACTTGAAACTTTTGCAGGATCAACATGATGCCATTTAGTAGTTTCGGGATCTCTAATAAAAAATGCATCTCCAAACTTAAAAACATTACGCACAATTTTAAACATGCGTGTGCCAAAGTTATTAAGTTTAGTCCATTGTTGTAAGTATTGCTCTAAAACTTTAATTTCTGAATTAGTAGCCATCTTTTTAAAATCAATACTAAAACTTGTTTTATTGATAGGATTTTGCTGTGAACAAAATTCAGCTAAAATATCTAATGCGGCGTTTACTTCACTATCTTGATCCATAGTATTGTATTGTCCGTAACGCTCAACTCTATTAGGAGCACCTGTGTATACATCAGGCAAAAAGCTAGAATAATTTGATCTTGCTGGTCCTGGCTGTGTGCCTTGACCTATGCTCAAAGGACTATTTGTTCCTGCTTGTCCTTCTACAGGTGTAAAATATCTTTTCCAACTCATATTATTTCTTTCCTAACGCCCATTAATATTACCATTTAGTTTTTGAGTAGCTTTTTTGGTATCTTTATTAACATTAATTAATTCTTCTAACTTAGTACTTATCGAATCCCACCAACTACTTTCTTCTGTATTGGCTTGCTTTTGTTTATCTAATGTTCCAGTAGTGTCGCTGGTACTAGTAGTACTGCTAGGTTTTTCAACAACTTCATCTTTGGTTGGATTCTTAACAGTATCTCCTGTTGGTGGGTCATTTGCACCAATTCCTAGTTTACCTCTTGCCCAATCACCTAGTTTACCATCAGGTAAAGCACCACCAATAAATGCTTTAATAGATTCCCAACTAAACAGTTTACTAAATCCGTCAGTAACTTTTTTCCAAGCCGATTGAATTTTTAACTTAAGATTTTCTACACTAAAGAATTGTTTTATCTGGTCCCAATCTATGAACATACTAATACCAGCAATAAGTAGTCCAGCAATTTTCACCCAAGGGTTTAAGTTAACTAGGGCCTTAACTAACAGCTTAGTAATAGCAATACCAAGTTTTGCGAATCCTATACCAAGTAATAATGCACCAAATGCTTCTTTTAACTTTGGTGCAATGTTGTCCGAAAAGAATTTTCCAGGGTCAGTAAATAAATCGGTAAAGAAAGTTTTAACAGCTGGACCATGCGTTTTCCATAAATCACTTATGGTAGTTATTATGTCTCCCATTACTTTAAACAATCCGCCTTGACGTTCTTCTGCACCTCCTCCTGGAGGACCAACCGATACCTTTTTGCCTAGGAACATATCTTTAAGGAAATCTATTACATTGCCAATTCCTTTTTTCATGTTAGTAATGCCATCACCTTTGAGCCATTCCCATGTTGAATTCAATGATGGTAGTATATTATCTTTAAATATCTTACTAGCATCTTCATACATTTTTTGAGCTTCTTCGGTAGTAGGAAGAAAGTCTGCAATGTCATCTGATAAAGATTGAAATATTCCACTGTCAACTATTGCCGCTTGTATGTTACCTTGTACAGTTGCTACTGTTTCAGCAAACGTACCCATCTTTGATGTAATTGCATCGCGTTTATCTTGTTCTTCTTTAGTTACACCTGTTGCTGTTTTTTGAATTCTACCTAGTTCACCGGTTAACTCATTATATGCACCAACACTAGATCCTGCCGCAATACTTGCTTGTACACCAGCCTCGCCCATAGTTTTAGTAAATTCCACACCATCTTTTCTAACGCCTGCGATAAAGTTGTTGGCTTGCTCAGCAGTCATATTCTGTACGTTTTGTGCTTGTGTTCTAAACGTTTCGTTGTTGGCCATTAACTGTTTTGTCAATGGATCGTTTGCAACTCCGTCTGCCATATCTAATAGTGCGGCTTCTAGTTTTGGAGATGCCGCTGACATTTGTTCTAATCTTAAACCAAACTCTTCACCGTATTTGTTGATTGCCATTTGACGTCTAATATCTAGGTTCTTAGCTTTCATGTCGTCGTCTAGTTGTTTACGACTTTTACCTGTAAGTTTTGAAAGTTTATCAAGTTCGCCTGAATATTTTAATGAACCTTCCATCAATTGTTTGTCTGTCATAAACTGTCGTCTACCAGATGTTTGCATCAATTCACTATAGTTTATAAAGTTTTCGTTTAATTCTGCAGATGTAAATCCTATTTCTTGTAGTCTTGTACCTAAAGGGCTTTGTCTAAGTTCTTTTGATAATCCTGCAAAACGTCTTGCACCATCTCCTACTGTATTACCAAATATACGTAGGCTCTCACTTTGTTGACTAACTAGTTCGATAAAATCTTGTTGTGGTATTGCCGCTTCGCCTGCAATTCTAGTAATCTCAAACATATTGTTACCAAAACTAGCACCAGTTTGTGTAAGTTGTCTAAAACTATTAATTTGTTGATCTAATACACCAGATAACATTCCTAGTCCTGGAATAGGTAAGTGTTTAGTAAAATCAGATAATTGTTGTCCGCCAAAAGCTAGTTCTTTTGCTAAACCTGGTACTGCTCCTACTACTGCTCCTACGCCCGCTACAAGAGTATTAAGTATTCCGCCTGCAATACTACCTAGTTTACTACCAAAGCCTTCTACCTCTTTACTAGCGTCTTTAGTAGCTCCAGCAAATTTATCAAGATTCTGCTTTGCTTTTGTTGGATCAGCACCGCCACCGCCACCACCTTGTTGACCTGTAGGGGTTTTGCCTCCTACAGCTTTAAGTATGTCTCTGAGAGTTCTCTCAGATGCCGCGTTTTCAGCTGTTACTTCCCCAATACCCGGAATATCAATTTTTACTGCCATTTATTAAGTACTCACATTATGTATAGCTATAAATATGTATGCTATTACAATAGTATTTAGCAGGAGAGATAAACATGGTAGATAATAATATGAAGCAAGGTATGCAAATGGGTATACCTCAGCAACCGTCAGCAGATAAACCGGCTCAGCCGCCAATGTCTCCGACACAAGCTCAACCAATGCCGGTACAAACACCAGTTGGTAACCCATTAATTAAACATTTAAGACAACCTAAGATCTATATCAAGTTGCCAAGCGAAGGACAATATTGGCCACATAACTCTTTAGCAAAAACAGAAACAGGTGAATATCCTGTATATGCAATGACAGCTAAAGATGAGATTACGTTTAAAACACCAGATGCGTTATTAAACGGTCAAGCAACTGTTGATGTTATTCAAAGTTGTATGCCAGACATTAAAGATGCTTGGCAAACTCCTAGTATTGACTTAGATGCAATTTTAGTTGCTATTAGAATGGCTAGTTTTGGAGAGAAGCTTGATATGTCTGCTAATGTTCCAGGAACTACGATAACTAAAGAGTTTCAATTAGATTTGCAAACAATTTACGACAACTTAACTAATACAGAATACACTGATACCTTTCAAATTGATGGCTTTAGAATTCAAATAAGACCAGCAAGTTACAAGATGGTTACTCAACAGGCTATTAAAGCATTTGAAGAACAGCGTATTTTTACTACAGTTAACGATGACAGCCTAGACGACTCGCTCAAACTAGAACGTTTCCAAAAAAGTTTTTCAAAGTTAACTGATATTAATATTAATGCTGTTGTTTCTAACGTAGTTGCTATCCAACCTGATGGCGCAGACGAAGCAGTTACTAATCCAAAGTACTTAAAAGAGTTTTTAGAGGGTGCTGAAGCAAAAATATATAATCAAATTGCTGATTATATTAAAAGTCAAAAAGAACTATTTGAGCAAAAGCCGTTAGTAGTAGACGCAACACCTGAAGAAATTGAAGCTGGTGCTAGTAAGACTTATGAAATACCGATTGTATTTGATCAATCAAATTTTTTCGGCTAAGGATCTTAACATGGCCCCTCGATAAAATACTATCTGAGGTTAAGGTCCTCGAAAACGAGGTAAAAGAAATCAAACATGGTATTATGAAACTAGTTTGGTGGATGCGTGGCGGGCTACAGCTTGATGACGCATACTTGTTAGGTCGCGAGGATCAAGAAATATTTAACGACATCATTAAAGAAAATTTAGATACTGCTAAAGAAATTGGACAGCCATTTTGGTAGGATTATTTTTTAATTAAAGCTGGTTTGCCAGATATTGTATATCCTGCATTTTTAACTATATCAAGAGCCTTATCAACATCAGATTTTTTACCTGCTTTAGCTTTAGGAGCGTCTGCACCGTCTGCACCATCTGGAGCATCTGCGTATGCACTTCTCTTAACTGCTCCGCTTTTACCTAAATTTGCTTGGAACCCTTGCTGTACAAAACGTTTAATTACTTTCATAACTTGACCTTTTGATAATTGTGCATCAACTTCCATTAGTTGTGATTCACTGTACATACTTTGGTTCATTTTTCCGCCTGCAAGGTCTAAATTGCCTTGTGCTCCTGGAGGAGTTAGTCCAGAATCTTGACTGCCTAATTTTTTCTTAAGTTTGCTTGCCGCGCCTGTAACAGCGGCCGCTCCGGATTTAACTTTTTTCTTAATAGCTTTTCCGCCTTTAGCTAATTGTCTTCCTAAACTAGGATCTTGATTAATATACTGCATTACTGCTTTAGGACTACTTACAAATCCTTTTGCGGCAATAAATTTAGCAAGACCTTGTGCAGTCATGCCTGCTTGCTTAGGATCTTGCTTGCTTACTGCATAGTAGTCTTTAAAAACGTTTTTAACTTCTTTGTCAATTTCCACATCTAATTGTGCGGCTTTTCCCATGCCAGTATTTTTACCTAGCGTTCTTTTCAAAAATCTAATAGGACCTTCGTCTACTTTATTTGTTTTCTTAGATTCTACTAAAATGTCATATACTTTCATAGTTTAACTCCCGATTAATTATATTTATACTTTTGAACTCAGAAATACTTATTAAATAACTCTATATGATTACAAGATATCGAATATTAGACAATCTCGATAATGAGATTGATATTGTAAACAGTATTGACGAAGTACAGCAATATATTGAAACAATGCGTGATACACACCCTCATCTACAGCTCAGATACGAATCATTCGAAGTTAGTAGTGTTAAGTCGGGTTTTGGAAGAGATCCTGATCTACACTAAATATTCTCTATGTGTTCGCCCATATTCTATTTCTTAGTTTTAACAGTAGTACTAATGTGGATAATCTATAAGAACAATTAGAATTGTTACTTCGTAACAATTAGTTTATCGCTTACGCTCAAACTACTTACACTTCGTTTTGATTAAAGTAATAGATATGAATTAAAGCAATATTACGTAGTAATATTGTAATTGCTTCATGTAGATTGTTTCAGTCAGACGGAACCTGTTTAGTGGTTCCATCTAATCTTGACACTTCATGTGAGTTCGTCACAGCCGAGATTCGGAAATAGGTATTTTCACTGTTCAATGGGCTCTGACCTTTCCCAACCTACGTCGACATTATGTAACATAAAGGATACATTAAGCTAGTTAATGCAATCTCTATAGTACAATATTCCCTCGCTTCGTTCCTAGTGCTAAAGGGTTTTTATGAACATTGTGGTTCTTGACTAACAGCAACTAGCCTATATTGATCGTTATGGTTCGTATGAATCAATATGTTACGTGTGTGGTTCTCACGCCACCCTTTCACAGCGGAATTATCTATCTGGCCCGCTATCCTTATGTGCTGTATTGATTTGCCTATATATTTTGTAAGTGTTCTTTTAGAATTTTTGATCCACCAACTCTAACATTAATAATACCATTATAGTATTCATCTGTTTCGAGTACTCTGCGTTCAAACTGTTCTCGTGCCTCTAAGTAACTTGCAATGCCTCTGCTTGGACAATAATGTAATATTTCTCTAGTAAAGTTATCTTCGCCTAATGTTTCAACGTCTGCGTTAAGTCTATCACTAGATCCCCAATAGGTTTTCCAGTCACTTTCTTTTGTTCCACGTCTTTTATTCTTTTTGCCTTTTAGCGGAGGTTTAGTTGTCTTAAATTTTGCTAGTTTCTTGCCTACGTATTTCATGCCATTAGACTTATTTGTTATCAAGTATACAAATGCTTCAACGCCTTCAGGCATTTCTTTCACTTTTTTACCTTGATAAGTCCATTGCATATTGGTACTTACCGTTGCCTATGATTCTGATGCCTCGTTCTTGGAATTATGCTTGTGATGTATCTCTTCCATACGCTGTTTAGCTAGGCTACGTATCTCTCGCAACCATTTTCTGCTTTCTCGATGTGTTCGTACTGAGTTACGAGCCTCAAATTTCTCGTTTGCCTTAAAGTATGCCATATATGCCTTGGTCAATTTATCGTGTATATCGTCATTCATTGTGTATTTCTACATCGTTCTCATATGATGTAAAGCCATTTTCCTTTATAACCTTAAGAACGTGTGTTACTCTTCCTACTAATTCAGCTTTATGGGATATAAGATAAACATTCTTCTGTCTTTCTCTACCCATCTTCTTCAAGATACCTAAAGAGTTTTCAACTCCACTAGTATCCATTCCGCTATCAATCAACTCGTCGATAAACAATAAGTTAATATTCTGATATAAACTTTCCCAAACATCTCTAAACGCAAAACTCATACCAAGTATAAGTCTATTACGCTCACCTCTACTTAAATTGTCAAAGTCTAGGTCTTGTCCTAGTTGTGTAATTTCAACTGACAAGTCATTTTGGAATACAACACTATGTGGCAATCCTAACTTGTCAAGATAGTTTGTAAGTCTGTTGTTTAAGTATGCTAAGTTTTGATCAATAATCTTTTTACGAATAAAACTATCTTTGTTAGTAAGTAGTTTTAACATAAAGTCCTGATGATCTTTTAAACTTGTTAAGTTGTTTACAGTATCCCAATTAATT